GAAAAGGTCTGCTTTGCTAAATTCATTCCCATGATTCAAGCCTCCTTATCTCTTATTCTGTTCCCTGATCGCGTTCATGAACTCGTCAGGCTCATTGCCGCCGCCGACAACCGGCGTGGACTTCACATCGTTTACGCCGCCGTCCTTTGCGTCCTTCTGCAGGCCGTTAAGATAAGCTGCGCCCTGGGCTTTCATGTTCTTCAGCGCTGCGCGGGCGAAAGCATCCGCACTGACCGGATTCGCGAACATTGCATCATTCGCAATATCTTCGCAGCCGTCTACGCTGGTCTCCATGATGTCCTTGATGCGCTGACGCTCTGCCGCAGTAGCCTCATTCGCCGCCGCCTCTGCAAGCTGATTGCACAGCTCTGGATATGCTTTGCGCAGATCGTCAATGGTTTTGATGGTCTCCATTCCGTCTACCTCCTTTGTGGTGATGGTTTCTCCCGGCTTTGCTCCGGGTGCTTTATTTTCAAAACGTCCGGCGGCGGGGGCTGCTGCCAAACTGTCCTGAACGAATTTGGGTGCCTTGTCGAAAGGCATGTTCATGCTGACGCTGTTCACGAAAAGTATGCCGTCCCGGTTCTCCACAACGGGATCCTCTTCATCCGTCAGCTCATCAATAAAGCCGTTCTCTTTTGCCTGCGATGCCGTCCACCAGCTCGTCGCATCCATCAGGGCGGCCACTTCTTCTTTGTCGCGTCCGGTCTTCTTTGCATACAGCGTCACGATGTTTTCCCGGATTGTCTCCATGGCTTCGATACACTTCTTCAGCGTGTCTGCATCCGTGTAATCAAAGATTCCCATCCTTACCGGGTGGATCATGTACGTTGCATCCGATGCCGCAACGACCTTATTGCAATGGCAGGCAACAATGGTTGCCGCACTGGCACAGAGCCCGTCGATTTTCGCAGTGATCTCCGCGCCGTTCTGTTCCAGCATGTTTCCGATCGTTGTTGCGGCGAATACGTCTCCGCCGCCGGAATTGATACGGACCGTGATAGTGTCCACATGACCGAGTGCAGCCAGGTCGTCTGCGAACTCCCGCGGTGTCGCTTCATCTCCCCACCAGGAGCGCTGCGAAATATCGCCATATAAAAGCAGCTCCGCCCCGGACTCTGCCGAATTGCGGAACTGCCAGAATTTCTTAGGCATATCCTATTCCTCCTTTGGTTTTGTTTCCGCCTGCGGCACAGCCGCCTGCGTTATCTGAACCGGATTGATTATTTCATCGACTTCCTTCTTTCGCTTTGCCTCGATTACCCTTGCGCGAACATTCTTGTTGTAGTCTCCGCCGGTCATTTGTGCTGTTTCGTCTGCTGCTGTTGAGAAGCAGTTTTGCACTCTCATTGCCGCGGCCTGGACTTCCTGAACCGGATTGAGATTCGTTCTCGCCGGTCCGCTCCATGTGCAGGCTACATAGGTCTTCCGGATTGCGGGATCCCCAAAGAATCCAGGTGCTTTGATGCGCCCCCTTGCCACAGCTTCCGCAAACCATTCGTCGTAGATCGGCTTGCAGAAATCATCCTTGAACCAGTCCCGCTGCATAGCACATGTCCGCCAGAACTCGTTCAGTGCTCCGCGTGCTGCGCTGTAGGAAGCCGTAAATTGTTTGAACAGCACTTCCGGCGGAATCTCCAATGCTGCTCCGATCTGTCTGATTACGGCGTTTGTGAACTCGTCGTATCCGGTATTCGGATGCTTCGGGTCAATCATCTTGATGTCTTCGCCCGGCGCCATGTCAACGAATGCTCCCGGGCCAAGTTCAATGCTGCTCTGGTCTTCCGAGTCAATCAACATATCCGGCGGAAGCATTTCTCCGAACGGTCTTCCGTCTGAAGGATTCTGTTTCAGGACCGCTACTGTGAACATCGCTGAAAGCACGGCCGCCGTTACTTCCGCGTCTGTATATCTGCCGAGCTGCTTGATCGCTTCAAGGACCGGTGCCAGAATCGGGACGCCGCGCCGCTGCCCTGGTCTTTCCCTGTTCATGATGTGCAGCACGTTCCGGCGCCCTGTTTCCTTGCCGAAAGCCTCAACCCTTGTCCATTGCATCTCTCCCGGCTGAATCGTTGCCGTATTGGAAAGCGGATGCCGGTTGCAAATCCAATAAGCGACAACTACTCCATCGGCATCCGTCTCGACGCCCTGGACAATCTGCTGAACCTTTATTCCGTTTACTTCGCACGGAACGAGGCGGTCAAAGAGATCAGGGCTGCACACCCTGTCAGCTTCAATGATTCGGATCCTGAGTGAGTACGGCTGCCCCGGTTCTTCCCGCATTGGCATCAATACAAACGTGTCTCCGCTCATCAGATACGACAGAAAGGCAAGCTGCTGAAGCTTGTAGAAGTTATCCACTCGCTCTGCGTCGCAGGCCGGAGTATCCGCCCATAGCGAAAACTCCCTGGTTATCTGCTGCTGCAGGCGTTCCAACTCGTCGTCGCTGATCCTGAGATATTCCCCGTCGATCTGCGGCGAAGGTATCAGGCCGCCTGCAATGACGTTTGTCCGCATTGTCTTCAGCGCCGCTGCCGCCGTCGGGATCCCCATGTAGGCATCGCGGCTCCGCTGCCGAAGGATATCTATGTTGTCTTCGATATCTTCCTTTGCGCTGCCGCCCGCATAATCCCAGCCCCGCATACTCTTCTTTGTCAGGTTTGCGCCGTAGTTTCCATATCCCGTATTGATTATTTCGAGCGCTGCCCTTGCTGCCGCTCTCCGCATGGCGTGTGTTGGGGATATCGCGGCAATCACTTTGTCTAACATATTCTGATTTGCCATCGCTCCTCCTTACACGTCCCGCGGGACAAAGTGATAAAGGCGGTTTCTGCCGCCCGTCTTTTCTTCTGCGTCAATCTCCGCCAGCTTTCCCGCCCAGTATTCCATCTCTTCCCGTACTTCTTTCAGGTTTGCTCTGGTAAGCATCCTCGTTCCGATCTGGTAGCTTTGCCCTGTGGCAATGCTTTCCTCTGCGGCAAGCCAGGTATCCAGTTTTTCTTTGCAGAGTTTCCTTGTGAAAACTGCCATGTTAAATTCCTCCTGACCTCACCCGCCTGTGCAGCGTCTTTGGTGTCTGTTCCTGGTTCATCATCAGCTCCGGCGGATTCAGGACTTCCATGATTGCCTGTGCGTAATTTCGGCAGTCCAACGGCTCATTTCTCTTGTGGGCGCTGTCGATCAGCTCCCATACGATCGCGCTGCGTCCCTTCCGGATCCTGACGACCATTCTTTCCGCTGTCAGACCTTTAAAGTATTCCTCTCCGTATCCGGCTTCTTCATTCAGCGGGAAGTGGCAATAGTTCGGCCCGTGGTTCAGCACCTTAAGCCGCTGGAAGAGCAGCGCTTTTCCGGTATCTACTCCAATCGTGAACAGCGGCGCTTTTTCGCGGTTGTTCTTTGTAGGATTCGAGAAGAACGGCACATCCTGACCGCCCCGGCCTTTCAGCGCCCACACTCTCCGTTCCCACCTCGCCTTTGTGAATCTGTAAACCTCGTTCGCGTGATGGCCTCCAGAGTCCACAAAAGCCGCCGCAATTCGCATGATTGTTCCGTCCTTCCGGTAAAATGGCTGTAATAAAAAAGCGTCCAGATCCCGCCAGACCTGTTCGCTCACCATATCTCCGAATATTTTCTGATATCGGATACCCCAGCTTTCTTTGCCGACGCCCCAGCCGACGACTTCCACCTCGAAACGGTCGTCCTGGACATCGACGCCAGCCGTCAGGATCAGCACGCCGTCCGGCACCTGTGCATCGTAAATCTCCCTACGGTTGATAAGCTCTGTGTCGTCCATCGACGTTCCGGGTTCGTCCCAAGGCTCTCCCAATTCCGTATTGATCCATGTTTTGAGCTTGTCGTGGTCTCCCTGTTTTGACAGTTCGTCTGCCACAAGGAACTTTTCCACAATCTCTTTCCAGCCGCAGAAGGTCGAAGCAAGTGTATTGAGATGAAAACCGCGTGTCTCCGCTGACGGGTTTGCCGCAACGAAGTGACCCTGCTGCCCCATCTTCTTCCATTCGTGTTCCTGTGACTGTTGCCCGCATTTCTCGCATTTATAGGTAACGCCTTTGGAAAGGTCGTTTTTGTCGAAAACAACATTCTTCCATTCCATCGGCTGATAGTGCCCACACTTCGGACATGGCACGCACCATTCTTCCTGCGTACTCTCTTCATACTCCTTTGCAATCCGGCTGTTTGCCTTCAATACCGGCGTACTGACAACTACCGTCTTTTTATCCCAGAAGGTCGTCTGTCTTTTCTGCGCAAGGAGAAGCGGATCGCCCTCTGTTCCGGCGCTGGCCGGGTATCTGTCCACCTCGTCTGCAAGAAGGACTTTAATTGGTCGGCTGGCAAGGCTTGCCGGGCTATTCGCTCCTATGATCGTCACATGGCCACCCGGAAAATTCTTTTTCAGAATCGTGTTCCCGGAATACCGGCTCTTTGTGTCCACCAGTTCCCGAAGGACCGGTGTATCTCTGAGCATTGGTGCCAGGAAGTCTTTCGAGAACGTCTGTGCCATATCGAGTGTCGGCTGCATGACCAGTGTCGGCGCCGGGTAGTAGTGCATGTAATAGCCGAGCATGTTCATGAGCATGGCCGTCTTTCCGATCTGTGCCGCGCTCATGATCACCACTTTTCGGATATGCGGGTCCCCGATGGCGTCCATGATCTCCCTTTGATATGGGGCTTTGTCCGTGTGCCACCGTCCAGGCTCCGCGCTGTTCTCCGCGGAAAGCATCCGGTACTTGTCCGCCCATTCACTGAGCGTCAGTTCCGGCGGGGGCTTCAGCGCTGCTATGCACCTTGCGAACATGTCCTCCGTATTCTTTGGTATGTCTATCGTCTTTCTTTTTCCCATGCTGTTTCATGCTGAACCATATCGAGTCCAGTCTTGCCTTAATGCATTTCTGATACGGGCAGACGATCCTATCCTTCCCCGAATGTGCTTTCCATATGCAGTCAATGCACTTCTCATTCTTCAGACTCATTGTCGTTGCCACTTATAGCCATGGCGGCGTTATAGTTGCTCATTTCTTCGAGTGCCTCATTGATTGCGTTCTTCAGAAGGTCGAAGATTGCTGACTGGTCCTGCGGCATTTCTGCCAGTGTTGGAGATAGCTTCGCCGGTATGATCAGCATTCTGCTCCGGACGTTTAGACAAAGCGTTTTGATACCCTTTTCTATATCCTCGGTGTTATGGAGATTCCCGGAACGCAGTTCGTTGTCCATTTCGGCGGCCTTCCGCTTTTCCGCTGTCAGTCTCATGCGCTCCGTCTGTAGGCTTTCTTTCCCGGTGCCACCCAGATACGTGATGTACTTGTTTACCGTCTGCTGCAGGTCATAAAGCCCCGGCCTTGCTTCCTGGATGATTCCTTCGTCCCGTAGCTGGCGGACCCGCCTTTCTGTAAGGCAGAGCCAGTT